GATGTCTGCGCAATAATGTTCTAAATCGCTGTGTATACGCACAGCTTTTTTCGTGTAAACTAAGCACCTACATTCTTCCGGCCTCGTAAAGTGCGCGCAAGTGCCACCGATAACTGGAACTCGCGACAGCACCTTAGCCTTTAGTGCTTTCGCACGTCTGAAGAAAAAGCCCGAACCGTTAAACGTTCGGGCTTTTTGCATTTGCGGTCTACTTTGCAGATAGTACTGAGGCACGCCGTCTCGCCCACGTAACGGCCACCGATTAATGCAGATGCAGCTGTATGGACGAACGTTAATCGTCTATGATGCAAGCCGCGGGTGAGAGCCCCGCCGTCTGCCCCTTTCCAGTCCTGTGCCAACAGGATCTTCGCCGCCCCTCGCATTCATGCGCCGGGGCGGTTTTTTTTTGAGGTATCCAATGAAGCGCAAGACCGCCATCAAGCCATCGTCGCTGCGAGCACGCTCGCCGCTCGGCACTGCCATCCTGCTGTGGCTGCTGCTCGACTACACAGGCGCGCCTGGCTGGGCATTCGGTGTGATGTGGACTCTTGTGGCGGTCCTCGCCATCAACTGGATCTATTGCCTCTTCACGACCACCGAGCGCGACGTGCCGGGCTTTGGGGAGAAGTAGCGTGAGCCAGCCAGTCGACTGCTACCGCCACGCGATCATCCGTGCTGTCACTGGCAACCGTCCAGCGATCGTCTGGAACGTGACTGATGGCGCGGCCTTGGATCGCATCTGCGAGCGCCTGGCCGAGGCTGAGCGTGCCTTCGAGATCTTGCGGGCCAAGGGTCACGGTCGGCCGGGCATGCTGCTGCACGAGGTTGCGGCCCTGGTGCCAAGTGCCTAGTTTCGATCCCAGAGCCAACCTTTCGTCTTCGCTACAGTCAGGTCAATCTCCTTGCCGAGGCGGGGCAAGTACAGGGGAGACGTGGACCAACCCTGTTTAAGGCCAATTAAGATTCGACGGGTTACTGGGTGGTACCGACGATAGAAGCGTAACTCATAGACGATCGCGCACTGCCGATCGATGTAAACGTTGCCATTGGCATCGCCATGGACAAGCTCGTGAACAAGCTTGTGATAGGTGTCGAAGACGCGCTTTTCTCTCTCCTGCGCCTGTGCTCTCGCATATTGCAGCATTGTCCACAAGGCTGTGCCCACTGATGCCGCCACTGCGCCGAGAATGGCGAGCGCCGCTGAGTTTGAAGTAATGAAGCTAAAAAATTGTTCCATGGAATCGGATGGTTATGAAATCGATAATTTTAGCGAATCCGCAGCATGGGTAGGCTTTCTGCGCTCAAGTCCCGGCTGCAAACCAGCGCGTCCCGCCTGCCTATCCTAACCGAGCGACCCAACGTGGTCGAGCGCAAGCGCGGCTATGCCGGCGTGCTGGATCGAAAGCGCATCCGCGCACGCGACTGCAGCCTGTGCCAAGAGTGCAAGCGGCAGGGCCGCACAACCATCGGCCATCCGGTCGACCACATCAAGCCGTTGTGGGCTGGAGGCAGTGATGATGACAGCAATAAAGAAACCCTTTGCGTACCTTGCCACGATGCTAAGACTGCTCGTGAGGCCCGGCAGCGTGGCTCGTCCTATTGACCTGTCGCTTGCCAAGCTGGTCATCGCGCCAGGCGACACGCTGCTCATCACCTGCGACCGGTTCCTGACTAAAGAGCAGGCCGAGCAGATCAAGTCCAACTTCGCCACGTCGCTGCCTCCTGGCATCAAGGTCGCGCTGCTGTGCGGCAGCCTGCGCGCCACCGCTGTCCTGGCCCAGGGGTAAGGGGGGGGCAACAAAGTCTGGAACCCCCTTCGGTCAGACACCGACTAGTTCCGCACGCGCAGAAAAAATCCCCCTTGGAGGAAATTGTTAATGGCTTTAACAGGCAAAAAGCGAGCCTTCGCCGATGCCGTTTTGGCCGGGCTCTCCAATAAGGAAGCGGCAATCAGTGCCGGTTTTAGTGAGAAAACAGCATCAGCTGCCGGGTCTCGAAATGTTAAAGACCCGGATGTTAAAGCCTACCTCGATCAGCGGCGTCTGGCGCCCGCAATGGCCGGCGCCAGGGTGCTGCCGGCGCCGGGTCCGGCCGATGAAGCGTTCGACATTCCGCCAACGGCTGACCCCGTTGAATTTCTAACCAAGGTCATGAACGAGCCGGCGGCTGATCTACGGCTGAGGATCGACGCGGCCAAGGCGATGCTTCCGTTCAAGCACAAAAAGCTGGGCGAGGGCGGCAAGAAGGACCTCAAGGATGAAGCGGCCAAGACGGCCGGCGCCGGCAAGTTCTCGCCAACCGCTCCACCGAAGCTGGTCGCCGCTGGCGGAAAGAAGGTCTAAATGCCCGAATGGACAACCGCCTGCCCTGACTGGGCGGTGCGACTGCGCGCGGGCGAATCGATCATTCCCCCGCCGATATTTCCGGAGCAGGCCGAGCATGCCCTCGCGATCTTCAAGGAACTCAAGATCGTGGACGCGCCAGGCAGTCCGACGTTCGGCGAGTCCTGCGCCGAGTGGGTCTTCGACCTGGTTCGCTGCATCTTCGGCGCCTACGATGCCGATAGCGGCCGGCGCCTGATCGTCGAATTCTTCGTGCTGCTGCCGAAGAAGAACAGCAAGAGTACCGTCGCGGCAGGGATCATGCTGACCGCACTGATCCTGAACTGGCGGCAGTCGGCTGAATTCTCGGTGCTGGCCCCGACCGTCGAGGTGGCGAACAACGCCTACACGCCGGCGCGCGACATGGTGCAGAAGGACGACGAGCTTGACGCCCTGATGCACGTTCAGTCGCATGTGAAAACCATCACGCACCGGGAGAGCAACGCGATCCTCAAGGTGCTAGCGGCGGACCAGAACACGGTCGGCGGCAAGAAGGCCGTCGGTACGCTGGTCGACGAGTTGCACCTGTTCGGCAAAATGCCGAGCGCGGAGAACATGTTTCGTGAGGCACTGGGCGGCCTGGCGTCGCGCCCCGAGGGCTTTGTGATCTGGCTGACAACCCAGTCGGACGAGCCGCCGGCCGGCGTGTTCAAGCAGAAGTTGGACTACGCGCGCAAGGTGCGCGATGGCGAGATCGTCGACCCCGCCTTTGTCCCGATCATCTTCGAGCATCCACCTGAAATGGTGGTGTCGGGCGACTGCCTGCTGCTCGAAAACATGGCGATGGTGAACCCGAACATGGGCTTCTCGGTCGACCAGGCATTCCTCGAGCGCGAGTTCAGCAAAGCGAATCTAGCGGGCGGCGAATCGTTTCGCGGCTTCATGGCCAAGCATGCAAACGTCGAGATCGGCCTGAACCTGCGATCAGACCGCTGGGCCGGGGCTGACTTCTGGGAGGCTGCAGTCGACAAGACCATCACCCTGGAATCGATCATCGAACGATCCGACGTGGCTGTGGTTGGCATTGACGGCGGCGGCCTGGACGACATGCTCGGCCTGGCCGTGCTGGGCCGGGACCGCGAAACCGGGCAGTGGCTGCTGTGGTGTCACGCCTGGGTGCACGAGATTGCGCTCGAGCGGCGCAAGGAGATTGCACCGCGGCTGCTGGACTTCCAGAAGCAGGGCGACCTCACCATCGTGAAGCGCCCAGGCGATGACGTCATGGCTGTGGCTGATCGTATTTGCCAGGTGCGTGACGCAGGCCTCCTGCCGGAAGTGAAGGGCATCGGCGTCGACGCCGCCGGAATCGGCGCAATCGTCGACGAGCTGATCACCGAAGAGCGCGCCATCGACATGACGCAGATCGTCGCGATTTCACAGGGCTACAAACTGAACGGCGCTATCAAGGACACCGAGCGGAAGGTCGCCGGCGGCGAGCTGCTGCACGCTGGCCGCCCGATGATGGCCTGGTGCGTCGGCAACGCGCGCATCGAAGACAAGGGCAACGCCATCCTGATCACCAAGCAGGCCAGCGGCAAGGCCAAGATTGACCCGCTGATGGCCGCGTTCTGCGCGGTATCGCTGATGGCGCTGAACCCCGCCGGGGCGGCGGCGCCGGAAATTCACGTATTGGACTTTTAATGACCGGGCAATTGTTGAACCTGAAGAAGACGCCGCACACATCGCGCGTGCTCGACTCCTGGATGGCCGGTCGCGAAGGCGCTGCAGAGCGCGTTGGCATCGTGGCGTTGGGCGAGAACTCCAGCGGCAGCATGTCGATGGGCGAGCTGGCCAACCTGCTGGGCGCCGCGCACCGGTCGTCGTCCGGATCGGCAGTGACGGCCGAAACTGGGATGCGAGTGTCGGCCGCCTACGCCTGCATGGCGCTGATCGCCGGCGCCATTGCGACGCTGCCGATCGGCATCTACGAACGCAAAGGTAACGATCGCGACTCAGCGAACCATGACTACTGGTGGATGCTGAACGAGCTGGCCAGTGATGGCTGGACGTCGGCAGCCGCGTGGGAGGCGATCATCCTTTCCAAGCTGTCGCATGGCGACGGCTTCGGTGAATGGATCCGCCCGAATTTCTACAGCAACAAGGTCTCGGGCTGGCGGCCGCTGCCGCGCCACACCGTCTGTCCGTTCAAGGATGGCGACGTGGTGCGGTACCGGATCACCCCCGACAACAAGCCGTCGTATGTGCTGGACCGGGCCGACATCATCCACCTGCCAAGCCTGGGGTTCGATGGGCTGACCAGCCCGAGCCCGCTGACGTATGCGGCGCTCGAGGCGATCGGCACCGCCCTTGCCGCCCAGGAGTACACCGGCCGGTTCCTCGCTGGCGGCGGCAATTTCGATTACGCACTGCAGACTGCGTCGAAGCTGGACAAGGCGCAGCTGGAGCAGCTCAAGGCGTCGCTGATCGCGCGCGCGCAGAACGGTGGGCGCGGCCCGCTGATCCTGTCGGGCGGCCTGGCGCCGGCCCAGTTGAGCGTGAACTCGAAGGATGCCGAGATCCTGGCCACGCGCCTTTTCACCGTCGAGGAAATCTGCCGCATCTTCGGCGTGCCGCCCACGATGGTCGGGCATGGAGGTGCGGTGTCGAACTGGGGTACCGGTGTGGCGCAGCAGGGTATGGGCTTCGTCCGATACACACTGCAGCGGCACCTGACGCCGATTCAGCAGGAACTGAATACCAAGCTGTGGCCGGTGCGCGAGCGGTACTTCGTCGAATACATCACCGCGGCGCTCGAGCGCGGCGATCTGAAGGCGCGGTATGACGCATACCGCATCGCCCTCGGCCGCGCCGGCGAGCAGCCGTTCATGGACGCGGACGAGGTCCGCCGGCTGGAGAACATGCCGCCAAACACAAAACTGAAAATGAATGGAGGCACCAGTGTCGAAAAGCCTGACCAAGCTCTTGGCGAGCAACAAGAAACGTCCTGAGCGCGTACCGCAATCCAAGATCGTGGCCAAGGCCGACGAGGTCGAGATCTACATCTACGACGCGATCGTGTCGGACGAGGAGACCGCCTACTGGATGGGTGGCGTCTCGGCCGAGGCGCTGGTGCCGCAGATCCGCGACATCAAGGGCGGCACGATCCACCTGCGCATCAACAGCCCGGGCGGTGACGTGTTCGCAGCCCAGGCCATCTGTCAGGCCATCCGTGACACTGGCGCCAAGGTCATCGCGCACATCGATGGCTACGCGGCCAGCGCCGCCACCGTCATCGCCACTGCGGCCGACGAGGTCGAGATCGCCGACGGTGGCTTCTACATGATCCACAACGCCTGGACCTGGGCGATGGGCAACGCGAACGACATGACGTCGACTGCGGGCCTGCTCTCGAAAATCGACGCCTCGCTCGCCGGCCAGTACGCCAAGAAAAGCGGCATGTCGGTTGAAGACCTGCGCGCCGCCATGGACGCCGAAACTTGGTACACCGCCGACGAAGCCGTCGCTGCGGGCCTCGTCGATCGCATCGCTGCAGGCAAGAAGGTCGAATCGTCGTGGGACATGAGTGCATATGCGCACGCGCCGAAGCCTGCGCAGCCCGACCCCAGCCAAGTCGATCCGGCCGCCACCGAAGAGCACCGCGCGCGCCAGCATCAGCGCATCGCCACGATGGCCCGCCTCCAAGTTAGCTGACGCTCTCTCGCGCCACTAAGCCAGCCACCTCCGGGTGGCTTTTTTTATGCCCAACGGCCGCGAGAGCGGACCACCCCCTTCGAAAGGTTTTACATGACCAAGCTCGCAGACCTGCGCGCACAACGCGACACCGTGGCCAAGAAAGTCCACGACCTGAACAACAAGTACCCGACTGACCAGCGCATGCCGGCGGCCGAGGCTGGCCAGCTGGACACGTTCCTGGCCGAAGTCGAGGCGATCGACATCGAGATCGCACGCGAAAACCGCATCGCCCAGCTGGCCGGTGAGACGTCGGAAGGCCAGCATGCCATTGCATTGGCTGCTGCAACTCGCCCCGGCGGCGCGCAGACTGAAGAAACCACCGCGCTGCGCGCAATGCTCTCCGGCGGCCTGTCTGCCCTGAGCGATGATCAGCGCCGCTCGATGCGCGCACGCGTGAGCCCGGACATCCGTGCAGCCATGTCGACTACCACCGGTTCGGAGGGCGGCTATACCGTCGCTCCGGAATTCAGTACGACGCTGATTCAAGCCATGAAAGCCGCCTTCGCTGTGCGCAGCGTGGCCACTCAATTCCAGACCGCAACCGGCGCCCAGCTGCCGTTCCCAACCGCAGATGCCACCTCGGAAGAGGGCGAGATCGTCGGCCAAAACGCTGCCGTGACCAAGCAAGACACCAGCTTTGGCCTGGTATCGCTGGACGTGTACAAGTACTCGTCGAAGTCGATCGCACTGCCATTCGAGCTGATCCAGGATTCGTTCTTCAACATCGAGTCGTACATCCAGAATCTGCTTCAGCTGCGTCTCGGCCGCATCCAGAATCGCCACCACACCCTGGGCACCGGCACCGGACAGCCTCGCGGACTCGTGCCGGCGGCAGGCGCGGGCAAGGTCGGCGCAACTGGTCAGACGGTCACCATCACGTATGACGACTTGGTCGATCTGGAGCACTCGGTCGACCCGTATTACCGCCCAGCCGGTAAGTGGATGATGAACGATGACACGCTGCGTATTCTGCGGAAAGTGAAGGATCCCCAGGGTCGCCCGATCTTCGTGCCAGGCTACGAGACCGGCAACGCGGGCGGCGCCCCCGATCGCCTGTTGGGTCGCGAGATCGTCATCAACCAGCACATGCCGGTGATGGCTGCGAACGCTAAGTCGGTCCTGTTCGGTGATTTCTCGAAGTATATGGTCCGCGACGTCATGGACTTCACCCTGTTCCGTATGACCGACTCGAAGTACACCGAGAACGGCCAGGTCGGCTTCTTGGCGTTCTGCCGCTCGGGTGCAAATCTGATCGACGTCGGCGGCGCCGTGAAGTACTACCAGAACAGCGCGACCTGATCGTAACCAGTGGCCGGCCTCGGCTGGCCACAACACCGGAGAACACTGATGGCAAAAGCAAAACCCGCAGGCACCGAGGCGACGAACTCGGATCTGCCGACACTCACGCCCGCCGCGCCTGATCAGGTCGAAGCGCTGGCAGATGGCGAGCCGCTGGCGCAGGCAATCCCGGACGTGGTCGATACCACCAGTACGGATCTGGCGCCGGATGCGAGCGCGCCCGACGCCCCGCGTGAGCTGGTCAAGGCCCGCGTCCTGGCCGCCAGCGCGTACGGGCAACCCAACGACGTCATCGAGATCGATGCGGCGCTGGCGCAGACAATCCCGGACGTGGTCGATACCAGTCCGGCCGCAGTCGCTTACGCCGAATCGCTGGCGTTCGAGCAGTAACAGCAGGGGACCCCGCGATGACCCACCTGCATATGGAACCCGAGGTCTCGTCCATCCGCGTGTACTCCGCGCCTGGCGGCTACGAGGAGCGCCGGCCGTATGACGGAATCATCTCGGTCTCCCACTTGACCAACTGGTTCGCGTACGTGCACGGCGCCGTCGGCAAGATCGACCGCGCAACCTACACGGCCGCGCTGAACATGCTCCGCGATCGCGGCGTCACCACGGTGATGTACGAGCGGCGCGGGCGAATGAAAACCATCAAGCTGGAAGCAAAGACGTGAGTGCCGAGCAACCGACCACGATGCCACGCGCCGAAATAGACGGCATCCTCGAAACCCTCAGCAAAGCAATATAAAAATATGGCGAACCCTACGATCACAATTCTGCCATCCAAAATGGCGGTCAGCACCGGTTCGCCATATACCGCCAACGACGTCGACGGGGTGGCCACCTACGCATTCCCGAACGCGCAGGGGCAAATCCATTTCACCGCAGACACTGCGGTCGTGGGGCAGAAGTACGACGTCTACATGCTGTGGTCGATGGCCGGCACGCCGGGTCAGCCATCGCCTGCATCGGTTAGATTCTACGGCGCCTATGAGCCGTGGACTGATTCGTCAAAGCCTGTCTATGCGAACAAGGTGATCAATCTGGTTCCGCCGCAAGGGTCTGGCATTGTCGAGCGGTCGCAGCTGCCATTTTCTTTTACCCGCGAAGATGCCGGACGTATTTCGCACTTCAAGATTGGCCGCCAGCAGGACAGCGTCGGCGGCACGATGCGTATCCGCGGGTTCGAGCTTGTACCAACCCCCGATCTAGTCGAAGCCAGCGTCACACCTGCCGGTAACCTGTCCCCAACGAGCTTCAACACGCCGTACACAGGCACTAAGGTGATCTCGCTGCTGTCGCTGTACACGCCGATCTGGACTACGGCCAACGCAGTATATGTTGTCGCTCCTGTGACCGTTGGCGGCGTGCAGCAATCGCGCCTGGCGAAACTGAACAAGAGCACGTACGAGATGATCCAGGACGTGCAGTTGACCACTGGCACGCACGATACGACCATTGGGCACCGGGACGGCAGCGTGTGCGTGACTGATGATGGCAAGGTCATCGCGTACGGCGAGGCCCACCACACATCATGGCGCGGCGTGGCATCGCCGACCGAAGACATTTCGGCGCTCGCCGCAACAACCGCGCCTACCGGCCTGGACACGAATTGTTCGTACCGTCGATTCTTCCGCAACCAGTTCGACGGCAGTATGTGGATGGGCGCGCGCGGCAATGGCTACCTGGCCGGCATCTATAAGTGGAATGGCACCACCTTCGATCGCAAAGGCGCTGACTTCCTCGCCGGTAATGCGGCTTCGTACCTTGGCTCGTACGGCATGGAGACTGCCTTTGCGAGCGTCGACACACTGTACGTAACGACCGAGTTCCTGCAGGGCGATGGCCCGTTCACGATGTCTGGCTACCCGCGCCAGAACATCAATCTGATCAAGTCGACGGACGGCGGGGCCACCTTCACGACCATGCGCGGCAAGGCGCTGAATCTCCCTCTGGTCAGCGGTACGGATGACAGCGACATTGCATTTCCGAACAACAACTACAACCACAATTCGAGCGTAGCGCGCATCGCGATCGGCGCCGATGGCCAGCCGCTGCTGGTCGCAAGCTGGCAGCACCCGGACGAAGCCTTCCGCAGCCTGTGGGTGGCCAAGTACAACACGACAACCAACAAGTGGGTGCGCACGCGCCTGATGGCGCACAACGGCCTGCAGGACGCTGGCACGCCACATGTTGCATATCACGATGGGAAGATCATCGTCACCGCCGCGACGACCGACGACAACGTACCGGCCACGCTGGGCACTGCAAACCAGCTGTACCTTTTCACCACCACCGACTCTGGTGCGACGTGGAAGAAGTACGCGATTACGCACCCGGTGGGCGCGTACAGCGGCGCGTACATAGACCAGTCCGCGCTTCGGCTGGACAACAAACTGCGCCTGCTGCCTGATTTTGAGGCGCAGCCCAATTCGGTTATTTGGGAAATGCCAGTTCCGGGGGAGGACACCACGGCGCCAATCATGGTCGGCGACATTGCGGTGTCCGCCATCACCACGTCGGGCGCCATGCTGTCGTGCCCGGCGGCGACAGATGCAGTCGGCGTCGCTGGCTATGAATACAGCATCGACGGCGGGGAGAATTACAGCTTGATTGCCAATGCCGCCCGGTCGGTAGCGGTTTCTGGCCGGCCCGCAAGTACTGCGCACGCGGTGCGCATGCGCGCCTTCGACGCGGCTGGGAATCGTGCCACGCCGCTGTCGGCGAGCTTTACCACGCTGGCCGCGCAGCCTGCGCAAAATGCGGTCGTCGCGTTGACGGTCGCCGAGTCGCGCCGGGTCGCTTTCCCGGGTGGCACTCGCGTGGTGGCGTTCGGCAGCGTGCCGAGCGCGCGGGTGCCCAATGCCCCATGGCTGGAAACAGGGCGGTGGTGGAGCGAGAAGCACCCGCTCGATGAGCGCTACTGGGTGGCAAACCTCACGATCGACCTGGATGAGCGCAAGACCACTGCCGTGTCCGTCGAGGTAATCGCTGCCGGCGTGACGGTGCTCCAGCAGCCCGTCATCCAGGGCAAGCTGATCCCGGTGAAGCTGGGCGGTTTCAATGCCGCCACCGGTGCGGCCAACTTCTGCACCTTCCGCGTCACGTGCGCGAACGGCGAGCGGTTCGACCGCACGATCTGGTTCAAGCAGCAGGTTGGATCGTGGTCGCTCAACAAGGATGCGGACGACGAAAGCTACTTCGTGGCCGACATCAGCAACGACCTGGCCGACAGCAACACCACCGCCAGCGCGGTGCTGGCGCAGCCGGTGGGCGTGAGCGTGCTGGTGGCGGCTGTGATCCAGGGCCCGCTGATCCTGGTGAAGCTGGGCGGTATGGACACCTTGCCGGCCGGCGTGAACTACTGCGACCTGCGCATCGACTGTGCGAACAGCGAGCGCTTCTACCGGACCATTCAATTTAACAGGGTGGACAACTGATGATCGATGCATCGCAACTGCCGAGCGTGCCAAACACCGAGCTGCTGAAGCAGCAGGAAGCGGCCGCCGTCGAATACGCGCGCGCGCCGGCAGCGCCTGGCGCGCCGCACGGCGCCGGCCGGCCACCGGCAACACAAGGAACGACCCGATGAGCCTGCGACTGATCACCCCGCCAGTGGCGCTTGCCGTGTCGCTGGAAGCTGCGCGCCTGTCAGCGCGGCTGGACGGGCCCGAGGCCGACGTCGAGCTGCGCCAGGTCATCGGCCAGCACACGCGCGACGCCGAGCACGAGACGGGCCGCGCGCTGGTGGCGCAGACCTTTCGACTGACGCTCGACAAATTCCCGCCGGCCTTCCGGCTCGAGCATCCGCCGATCCTGGCTGTCGAGCACATCAAGTTTTACGATGCCAACGGCGTGCGCCAGATCCTGCATCCGGACGACTACCTGGTCGACAACGAAAGCGAGCCGGGCTACATCGTGCCGGCGCCGGGCTGCGGCTGGCCGGCGACGCAGGCGCGCATCAGCGCAGTCGAGGTGCAGTACTCGTGCGGCTATGGCGTCGACGACAGCACGGTGCCCGACGAAATCAAAGGCTACATTCTGGGAAAGGTCGCCGAGCACTTCGCGCCCGCCGGCACACCGAAGTGTGAATTCCTGGACGGCCTGCTCGATCGTGCGCGGGTGTACGCATGATGAACGACCGCGTCACGCTGCAGAGCCGCGGTGCCGGAAAGGATTCGCTGGGCCAGCCAATCGAGAGCTGGCCAGACATTGCCACCGTGTGGGCCGACGTCCTGTTCCAGTCGGGCGCCGAGGTGATGCGCGCCGGCGCCGACACGGCGATCGTCAAGTGCTCGATCCGGATCCGCGCGCGGGCAGATATCGACACTGGCGCGCGGGTGCTGTTCAATTCGACGGTGTACGACGTGAAGTCGGCGCTGCCCGACAACAGCGACCGGCGGTTCATGTTCCTGGTCTGCGAGTCGACATCGTGATCCGCTTCGACACATCGCAGCTGATGGCCGCCGTGCAGCAGACCGTCGACCAGGTGGCCAGCGCAATCGACGAGGACGGGCTGCGCGCTGTCGGGTTCTCTGGCGCCGAGCCGTTCCGCGAAGA